AGCAGCCGCCGGATCAGGAAGACGATCTGGTAAAGACGGCGTGCAGCCATTGCCCACACCAGCACGAAGCCTATGTAATGGACTGGAACCCGAAACCGGGGGCGTGGGTGCTGTGCATCATGCGGCCAGGCGGGGACGGGGACGGATACGTTGTAGGGGAGGTGTAAGCCGTGGGGAAACTGGGCGGTTTTGGTTCGCTGTCCTTTGTCGTGTCCAGCAATACCATAAGGACGTTTGAAAAACTGCAATGGGACGTGGGCGCAAGCTACGCCACGCACGACCGGCACATGATGCCGGATCTTCTGGAATTTCTGGGGCCTGACCTGGAAACAATCAGCCTGCCCGTTAAGTTTTCTGTCTTCCTGGGCACAAACCCGATATTGGAAGTGGAGCGGTTGCGGGCCATGATCAGGAGCGGGGCGGTAGAACGGCTGGTGCTGGGCGGCCACGTATACGGGGATTATAAATGGGCCATTACCAAAATGTCCGCAGAATTGAAGACCTTTGACAACCGGGGAAACTGCTGGGCGGCAAATACCACGCTGTCACTGAAAGAATACGCCAGGAGGTAGCGCCGTGTCGTGGATTTTGAAGAACAACGGGAAGATACTGGAAGATATTTGCCTTGACCCGCAGACGGAGGAAGAAGAAGTGCTGATCAACGGCGCGATCATTCTTGACAGCTTTTGTAAATCCGTTCCGCTGATCCGGGGGCTGGGCATGAATACAGACCGCTTGCACCGCCCTGTAAACGTGGTGGCAAATGAAATTGTGGCGAACATTCACGATCAATTTGAGCAGTACGAACCACGGGCGATCCTGGGGGAAATCACGGTTGCCGCAAACAATGTTCACGGGGATATGGAAATCACGGTTGAAATAACGGGGGTGAAGAAGGGATGATCAGACGGGAATACCCGGACATTGAATTTGTGGAAACCGACACGGAAACCATAGAAAACAGCATGATCGCGCTGTTTGAATTGATGTACAAGGAAATGACCGGGAAAACGAAAAAGGTTTACCCGGCTTCCCCGGAACGGCTTTTCATTGCCTGGGCCGCCAGCATCGTTATTCAGCAGCGGATCATAATCAACGAAACCGCAAAAAAGAACGTGCCGCGTTACGCGAACGGGAAGTATCTGGACAGCCTGGGGGAGCTGTTCAAAGACACGTTCCGGTTGCCGGAAGCAAGAGCAAGCGCCGTTTTCCGCTTCTACATTTCGGAGCCGCAGCCGCAAAGCGTGATTGTGCCGAAGGGGACGCGGATCAACTTTGACGGGGAAATTGTATTTTCCACAACGGAAGAATTGGAGATCGCCGCCGGGGACAGCTACGGGGACGTTCTGGGGGAATGTCAAACGCCGGGCATTGTGGGAAACAACATAGCCGCCGGGCAGATCAAAGAAATTGTGGATACTTACGACTTCTTTTGGAAGGTGGAGAATATCACGCGGACGGCGGGCGGAGCGGACAAGGAAAGCGATCAAAGCTACTATGAGCGTTTGCGGGAAAGCATGGAGAGTTTCAGCACAGCGGGGCCGGAAGGGGGCTACAGTTACCACGTCAAAAGCGTTTCTGCGGCCATTACGGACGTTTCAGCCACAACGCCGGAACCGGGGGTGGTTGATATTAGGGTGCTGCTGAACGGCGGGGAAATGCCAACGGAAGCAACCATGCAGGAAATACAGGACGCTTTGAACGCAAGCAAGGTTCGACCGCTGACAGACAAAGTGATCGTGTCGAAGCCGGACGAAGTGCTGTTCACCATTGACGCTACGATCTACCTTCCCCGCTACAGCCAAACCAGCAGCGCGATCATTGAGGAAGAAGCACGAAAGGCCGTAGCCGTGTATGTCAAATGGCAGACCGGGAAAATGGGGCGGGATATTAACCCGTCCTATTTGCACCGCCTGTTGATGGACGCGGGGATCAAAAGGGCCGTGATCCGGCAGCCGGAATTTGCCGTTGTGCCCGGAACGTCCGTTGCGCGGCTGGAAGGGCCGGAAACGGTGCTGAACGGGGGCACGGAAGATGAATAACGATATTTACCAGATCGACTTCACACAGATATTTCCCACGGCCCTACAGCATGACCCGAAAATGATCGCGCTGGCAAAAAGCCTGACGGCGGAACTGCTGGCCGTCAGCGGCCATATGGAAGACGTGCTGATCTATTCCAGGATAGACCAATTACCGGAAGAACTGGTGGACATACTGGCCTATGATATGCACGTTGACTGGTACAGCTACGAAGACCCGCTGGCGGTGAAGCGCCGGACGTTGAAAGACAGCGTGAAGGTTCATAAACACATGGGGACAAAGTACGCCGTTGAAACGGCGATCCAGGCGTTTTTTCCGGGGGGCGCGGTTCAAGAGTGGTTCGACTATGCGGGGGAACCGCATCACTTCCGCATTACGATCCCGCTTCCGGGGGGTATCACGCCGGAAGTGCTGGACGATTTGAAGCGGCGGATCTGGCACGTCAAGCGCCTGTCAAGCTGGCTGGACACGATCATAACGGAAACGCAAATGGAAAAAACCATATACGTTACGCCGATCGTGGGCCGGGGGCTTGCCATTACGAAACTGCCAGAACTGGAACCCGCTATGGAGCCGATGCAGCTATACATTACGCCTGTGCTGGGGGACGGTATGGCGGTTACGCGGCTTCCGCCGCTGGAACCGGACTTCCCGGCGGCGGCGGTTCTGGCCCGCGTTTCGGCGGCCATGCACAATATCATGGAAACGGCCCTGCCAACACTGGCGGAACCCGAATTAACGCCGTTTCCGCCGATTCTGGGCCGCGTTTCGGCGGGGGTACATTCTATATCGGAAACGGCCTTGCCGCCGCTGTATGACCCGATACAGCCCGAATTGAGGGTATACCAGCCGATCGCCGCGAAACAGGGCGCGGCCATAATGGAAACCAGACTGCCCACGCTGGAAGACTTCCTGACCACCATTAAGGCGGTATGCCGGGCGCGGGCTTTTGGTACGTTCACAACGGTAACAGAAACCAAACTGCCAGAACTAAAGGAGGAAATCAGACTATGAGCCAATACGGTTGCACCATTCCCCGGCGGGGCCGGGCGCTGATCGCCAAAATCCTCGCGGAAAAGATGCCGCTGAAAATCTCCCGGATTATGATGGGCCAGGGCGTTTGCCCGGAAGATGTGTTCCCCGGCGATCTGGAAGACCTTGTGGAGCCTGTGGCGGCGGGCACGTCCACCGAACCTACCTATGACGGGGACACGGTTCACATGATGGTTGAATACCGCAGCGACTTAAACGGCGGCCTGGATCGGGGATTCTGGATCAGGGAGTTCGGCGTGTTCGCAAAAGACCTGGACGGATCGGAAGTTATGCTGTATTACGGCACGCTGGGCGATTATCCCCAGTGGGTGAGCGCCTATTCTGAACAGGGGCTGGACACGCGGCGGTATCCCGTGGATATTACGATTGGTGAGGGGGCCACGGTCATTATTGACTATTCCCCGGAAGCCTTTATGACCAGCGAGGACGTGAAGGGACTTTGCACCACCACCATTCTTCCTATGTTCCTGACGGAAGCGCAGGGGCTGATTGACGCGCACAACACAGACGAAAACGCACACCAGGCGATCCAGAACGCCGCCGCCGATATTAACAGGCGGCTTGCCCTGATCGAACTGATGTATAACACGGAAGTAAAGGGAAACCCGTTTGTAATCAGCTTTGACGATCTTTCCAAGCTGGTTGTAACGGGTGTGTGGAACAAGGAACAAAGGCGGCTGGAATTTTGATGGATACAATCCGCTTTTTCCTTCCGCCGCCGGAACTGTCCTGCTTGATCGGAAACCTGTTCACGGAATTAGAACCGCCTTGCGGAGCGGGACAGCTTGAACAGGACGGGATCACGCTGTACGGGCGGACGGCAAGCGGGGAGCGCGGGGAACTGCATATTTTCACGGATCACTGTACATTCACGGGCCGCCCGGAAGACTACCGGGCGGCCCGTTTCGGAGCCTGCCCGGAAAGGGGTTGTAATGGCAGAATTTAAGCTGGGAAACAAGGCGCTTGAACTGTACCGCTACACGCTACAGGTAACAAGGCCCGTGGCGGACGAAAAGGTAGACGCGAAAGACGTTGCAAAGGTATTAAGAACCATTGCACGGGCGGATACCATAGAGGAAATGCGGGGACTTCTGCTGAAAACGGCGGATCGCCTGGAAAAAAAGCCAGGCCGCCCGCGCTTTCCCAAAAGCGAAAGTTTCGGCATGATTGCCGATCTGCGGGGCGCGGCGCGGAATATCGTGCGCGGGGTACACGCCGCAAATGAAACAATCTTCACGGAACGCCCGGAAGAACGGCTGAAAGAAATTAAAGCCGTGATAGATGAATGTAACCTGATGTTGCAGCTTGTGGCATTGAGCGAAGAACTAAAGTACGCAGACATAAAGAGGGTTGAAACCTGGACAAACAAGATCCTTGACGTGAAGCGTATGTGTCTGGCCTGGATGAAGAAGGACGGCGAACGGGCAAAGAAGATCCTTGCCGAAAAAGACCGCGAGAAAATGACCGTCATAATTGCCCTTGTGCGGGACATTATGGCGGCGGAAGCAGCCGGAAAAACAAAAATGGATACAGCACGGCGGCAGCCGTGAAGTATTGGGGTACAGCCCGGAAACGCCGTGAATTGGTGGTTGCGCTCTCCGAACCTGAACAACTCTACCAACGCCTGGAACGTCAATTCCAATGGCAATGCCAACAACAACAACTGTTCCTATACCGGGTATTATCTGCGGCCCGCTTTGATGGATACGCCAGACCAAGTAGGCATAAGCCGAACGCCGCGCCCCATCTTCAAAGGGGACTGTATCCCGTCCAACTTCTGCGCGTGGAAGACGGATAAACACAAGGCGTTGACGCTGGCCGCCGTTGGAGCCGTCAGCTATCAGCAGCGCCGGAAGGAATGAGGGGAAGCCCGGCGCGGGCAAAGCGCCGGGCTTCCGAATTACCAGGGGTAACGAATGAACTATGAACAGCTTTGCTCATTTGAGGTACTATATGCAGCCTATAAGACCGCCCGGCAGGGCAAACGCGAAAAACAAGGGGCCGCCCAGTATGAAGCAAACGCGCTGGCCTGTACCGCCAGGCTGTCCCGTCTGCTGTTAAGCGGGGCCTATAAGCCAGGGAAATTTGAGGTATTCACGGTATACGAACCAAAGAAAAGGCTTGTACAAGCGCCCGCGTTCGTTGACAAAGTGGTACAGCACGCCATAGTTGATAACATTCTGTACGAAGCCATAACCAGCAGCTTCATACAGGACAGCTACGCTTCCCAGGTATGGAAGGGTATGCACGTAGGCTTGAACCGATTAAAAGAACAAATGCAGGACTACTTCCAAAAGCGGAAGGGGCATGACGAAACCGCACGCAGGGCCGCAGGCTTGCCGCCGCGCCCGCCGGAACAGTGGGACTACGCGGACGGCTGGATCTTGAAAGCGGACGTGCATCACTTCTTTGCCAGCATAGACCACAACATTTTGAAAGAAAAGTTGCGGCGGAAAGTGGCGGACGATCGGATCTTTGCCCTTATGTGTACCTACATTGACAGCACGGACGGGTTGCCGCTGGGGTATCAGACTTCACAACTGCTGGCGCTTATGTACCTTGATGAATTTGATCATTGGGTGAAAGAAACACTACACGCCCGCTATTACGGGCGCTATATGGATGATTTTTATATTATCCATGAAGACAAGGCATATCTGAAAAAATGCCTTGTGGAGATCCGGGAAAAGATGGACGAATTGAAGCTGGAACTAAACGGAAAAACGGCCATTTTCCCATTGAAGAACGGGATCAACTTCCTGGGCTTCCACACATATTTGGACAGCGGCGGCGCGGTGGTCATGAAGCTACGCCGGGACAGCATACGGCGGATGAAAGACCGGATCAAGGGCTGGAAAGAAGACTTTCCGGCGGGGAAAATCAGCCGGGAAAAGATCGTGGTATGCTGGAAAGCGTGGGACGCACACGCGGCCCACGGGGACACCTACGCATTGCGGCAGAAGATGGCGGCGGAAGTATCCGCCATAATCGGCGTGCGGCTGACCGCCCGCAGGAAGATCCGCAAGTCAAAATATGACGATGCCCGGAAGATGGTTAAAAAACTGCGGCGGCAGGGCCGGAAGAAGCCCGGCCAAAGGAGCAAAAAGGAGGAATAAACCCTATGGCAAGCGTGGCATTAGGTCAAAAGGCTGTGGGAAGCGTTGTTAAGCTGAAATTTAACGGCGCTATGCGGGAATTTCTGGTGGTTCACCAGGGCCGCCCGTCCACGCTCTATGACGCAAGCTGTGACGGCGTATGGTTGTTGATGAAAGACTGCCTGGAAGCCAAGCGCTGGCACAGTTCGGACGTGAACGACTACGCAAACAGCGAGGTAAACAGCTATCTTAACAGCACGGTTCTTTCCAAGTTTGACAAAGACATACAGGCCCAGATCAAACAGGTAAAGATCCCCTATCGGCCCGGCAGCGGAACGAGCGGGACAGTGAACAGCGGGGCCAACGGGCTTTCCACAAAAATCTTCCTGCTGTCCGATCGGGAAGTGGGCTACACAAAATCCAACGTCAACAGTTATATTTGTGACGATGGCGCAAAACTGGCCTACTTCCAGGACGGAAACGGAACCAGTGAGAAGATCGCAAAGTTCAACGGAAGCGCCGTGGGTTGGTGGTTGCGCTCTCCGGTCCTGTACCACTCTACCGACGCCTGGGGCGTCAATTCCAATGGCAATGCCAACTACTACAGCTGTTCCTATGCCGGGTATTATCTGCGGCCCGCTTTGATCCTGCCCTCTAACCTCTTGACCTCTGACGATGGCACGATCAACACGAACACGGCCCCGACTACGCCCGGAAGCATCAACGTACCGGGGAATATCCAGGGCGGAAGCACGATTACGGTAAGCTGGGGCGCGTCCACGGACGCGGAAAAAAATCTGGAAGGGTATGTGGTAGAACGCAGCACCAACGGCGGCGGACAGTGGACGCAGGTATACCAGGGCAGCGGAACCAGCACCACAAATACCGTCCCGGCAGGGACGGAAACGGTTATGTACCGGGTAAAGGCTTACGACAGCGAAGGGCTTTACAGCGGGTACAGAACCAGCGGCCAGATCACAGTAATTAACAACAACGCCCCCGGTATCCCGGCCAGCATCACGATCCCCAATGAGGTTTTAGGCGGAAAGCCGCTGACAATCACATGGGGCGCGGCCACGGACGTTGACGGGGATCTTGCCGGGTACAGCCTGGAACGCCAAGTGGACGGCGCGGACAGCTGGGCGGAAGTGTACCGGGGCAGCAATTTGAGTTATACGGACACGGTAACGCGGGGCTGGGCCAGCGTGTGTTACCGGGTGCGGGCCTATGACAGCCACAACGCCTACGGCGGCTATGCCACGTCCCAAAGCCGCCCCGTGAACAATAATATTGCGCCCGTTATTACCTGTTCCCAGGGAAGCGGCGCTGACCTGGGGACGAAAGACGGCGGCTTTTCCATTGCCTACAGCGTGGAAGACCCGGACGGGGACAGCATGACCGTAACGGAAGCCATTGACGGGGTGACAAAGCGGACGTTTACACCGGAGCCGGGCGCAAACAACAGCTTTGCCGTAACCGGGGAATATTTTATGTGCCTGCTGAACGGGCGGCACACCATGACCATTACGGCCAGTGACGGCAAGGGAAGCACGGTTCACACGCTGACATTTACCAAGGAGATCCACGCCGCTTCAATCACGCTGGCGGAACCGCTGGACGCGGACGCGAAAATTGAAATTTGCGTTATGTCCGTGATCGGGCAGATTCCCGCCGATGCCGTATACAGCGTGAAGGTGACGAACAACGCAAAGGACGCGGCCCCTGTGTGGGAAGACTGTACGGCGGAAGTTCGGGCGGGTGCTAACCACGTTTTCACGAATACCACGGCAGAAAACGGCTTTGCGTTCAACTTCAAGATCGAAGTGGAACGCGGGGCCAGCGGTGAGGGCGGCTATATTTCTTCCGCCCAGGGAGGTTTTCAATAATGAGTTTGCAGCACAGAAAAGACAGCGTGCGGGAACTGCGGCTGAAACAGCAGGGGATCACGCCGCCGAAAGACTGGAACAATGTGGAACAGGTGCGGGACGTAGTGAAGCAGCAGATCGGCGCGGCCTGTTCCGCCGCCATTTATGCCGGGGTTGAAGTGGGCGGCGCACGCTACAGCCTAACCGAACACGATCAAACGGAACTGATGGCCCAGAACGCCGCCATTGCGGCGGGGGCGCAGGCCGTCCCGTACCACGCGGACGGGGAACTCTGCCGTATGTACACGGCGGCGGAATTTTCGGCGCTGGCCCAAGCGGCCACGGCCCACGTTTTCTACCACCGCACATACTGCAACCACGTCAACGCATGGATCGCACGCGCCGGGCTGGACGAACTGGCCGCCATTGAGTACGGCGCGGAACTGCCCGCCGATCTGGCCGCCAGTATGGCCCGGATCATGCAGGAAGCGGGCGGCGCGGTATGAAACGTGTAATTACCCTGTGGGCACTTCTGGGGGCCGCTTACGTGGCCCTGGAAACGCTGTGGCGCGGCTATAGTCACCCGTCTATGTTCATTGTAGGGGGCCTGTGCGGCGTGCTTGTGGGCGCGTTGAACCAGGCCCCCGGGTTTTACAGCGCCCCGGTTGCCCTACAGGCGGCAGCCGGGGCGGCGGTTGTGCTGGCCGTGGAGTTCGTTTCCGGGTGCGTCCTTAACCTGTGGCTGGGCCTGGGCGTGTGGGACTATAGCGAGCTTCCGGGAAATGTGCTGGGGCAGATTTGCCCGGCGTTCGGCCTGCTGTGGTTCCTGCTGATGCCGTTTGCAATCTGGGCGGAGGATACGGCCCGCTGGTGCATCTGGTTCTATGAAATGTCCCTGATGCCGCCGGGGAAACCGGACGTGAAAACGCCATTGCCAGCGCTTTATTCGCTGAAAAGCATTTATTCTGACTTCATCAAAGGAAAGTAACGGGAGCCGCCCGCAGCGGCGCTTCCCGTTGCGGGCGGAACCGCCGGAAGGAGGGCAAAAACCGAATGGAAGGGAACTTGACACGGGCAGAACATGAAGAATTTGCCCGGCGCATGGTAGCCGAAAACAAACGCCTGGAAGATGAAAACAACAGGCAGAACAAGCGAATTGAACAGCTGGAAGACACGGTGAACCGGATCGTTGTCCAGCAGCTTACAACCCTGACAACAACGATTGAAAGGTTGGATTTGAGCGTGCAAAACACGCTGAAAGAGCAATCGGAAATCAGCGAACGGGTAAAGAAGCTGGAAAGCCGGGACGGGGATATGTGGCGCACAGCTGTAAAATACGTTCTTTCCGCCGTGCTGGGCGGCGTGGTTGTCTTCATCATGTCCCGGATCGGCATTTCGTAGGGGGCGGCGGCAATGGAACTTACGGCCCCTATGACGGCG